GGCGACTGGTCAGCGCAGGCCCGACCACTGCCGAGTTTCTGGGCAAGGTGCTCAAGATCGCATACGACGTGCAAGTGGGCGACTACGTGCGCGGAACGCTGGTGCTCGTGCGAGACAGCGCGATCACTTGGGACTACCCAGCAGCCGACAGGGATTGAAGATGAGCACAGTTCTGCTGGCTGATGTGAAGGCGTGGCTGCGGGTCATCCACTCGGGCGACGACGGCCTGATTCAGCGGCTGATTGACCAGGCGGAAGATGAGTCGCTCCGATTCCTCGGCCGCACCCAGGCGCCGACGCTGCCGCTCGACTATCCATCCGACAGCAGCAGCGAGGATGTTCCGAGCAGCGAAGATCCGGCGGCGATGTCCTACGAAAAGGCCGTTTGCATACTGGTGCAGGCCGCCTACGAGCAGCCGGACCCGGACAAGGCTGCGCGCATGCGGCAGAACGCAGAAGTGGTGCTGATGCCGTACAGGCGGGGTCTTGGGGTCTGACATGCAAGCCCAGCGCTACCGTCACCGCGTCGAGTTCCAGCGCAAGACCGAGACGCAGGACATGGACACGGGCGCGATCTCGCACGAGTGGGCTACGGTGTACCTCGACAGCGACACGCCGCTGGACTCCGTGCCGGCCGAAGTGCTGACCGGCCCAGGGCGCGAGTTCAACGCTGCCGACGCCAAGCAGGCCGAGACCACCGCGCGCATTCAGTGCCGATGGTTCCCCGGCCTGCTGCCGACGTGGCGACTGATCTGGGACAGCAAGACCTACGACATCCTGTCGATCGAGACCGACGCCACCGCGCGCAGGGAGTACCGCATGCGCTGCCGTGAAGGGGTCAGCGATGGCGACTGATGGTGTCAGGGTGCTCGGGCTGACTGGCGTGCTTGACGCGCTGCGCCAGCTGCCGCAGGAAGTCGTGAGCAAGGGCGGCGGAATCATCCGCCCGGCGTTGCGCAAAGGCGGGCTGGTGCTGCTGAAGCAGGCGCAGGAGAACGTGCAGCGCATCGTCGACGAAGTGAACAAGGACGGCCGCATGGTGTCGACCGGGCTCGCCAAGAAGTCGCTGCGCGTGAAGCGCGTCAAGCCGCTGAACGGGCAGAACGGAGAGGCGTTCATTGTCGCCGTGAAGACCGCGACCTATGACGGCCGCCAGTTCAACCGCAAGAACAAGAGCGGCAAGAAGTCTGGCAAGTCGGTAGCGCTGCGCACCAACGACGTGCTGTTCATGCTGGAGGCAGGCACCGAGACGCGCCGGCCGATGCCGTGGATGCGCCCGGCGTTCGACTCAAAAAAGGACCAGGCGCTTGCGACGTTCGTCGCTGAGGCCGCCAAGGGACTTGAGCGCGTGCAGAAGAAGCTGGACAAGATCGCGGCGGCGAAGGCGAAGCAGCGATGATCGACCTGCCGAACCCGTTCGCGATCCTCGCCGCCGATCCTGCCGTCACCGACCTGATCGGCGACAGCCCGGTGCGCTGCTTCCCGCACGGCAAGGCGCCGCAGGGCGTGGCGTATCCATACGTGACCTACATCGCGGCCAGCATACTGCCGATCAACTCGCTCGACTCGGGCGGTGCACGGGCTGACACGACGCTGGTGCAGGTCTCGATCTGGTCGAGCAATGCCGGCAACGGCGCGCAGAACGCCGAGGCTGTCTATCGCGCCGTGCGCGGATGCCTGGAAGAAGAGCACGACATCGAGGCGGCGCGAGACATGGGCAGCGATCCGGAGACCGGGAGTTATCGGGTCGATCTGGATGTGCGGATGTTCGTGCACCGGCAGGACCAGGCGAGCAGCTCGTCATCGAGTAGCTAACCCACCAACCAAGATTCGATGGGCCTGGCGAAAGCCGGGCCTTTCGTCGTGGCCGAGCGCTCGGCCTTTACCTCGCGGCAAAGCCGCTCTCCATGGAGTACACGCGTTATGACTGTTGGCATCATGCAAACCAAGGGCACCAAGCTCTACTTCGGCTACGCGCCGGGAGCTTCGTCGTCTGATCCGGATGGCGTCGTCATCCACAAAGTGGCCTGCCCGACCGGCGTGACCGGACTGAGCAGCGGCGAGGCGCCCAAGGTCGATGTGACCTGCCTCGACTCAGAGGCCCGCGAGTACGCCGCCGGCCTGCAGGATCTGCCGTCGATCCAGATCCCGGTGAACCTGATCCCGCGCAGCGAGGCGCATCAGGCGCTGATGGCCGCCGAGGATTTGGGCAGCGAGCTGATCATGCCCTTCATGTTGGTGCTGAGCGACAACACCACGGCGCCGACCACGCTCGACAGCGATGGCCACCTCGCGTCGCCGGGTCCGACAAACCGCTACTGGAAGGGCTACGTGTCCAACTTTAGCGAGGACTACGCCGTCGGCGAGTACGTCCGCGCCACGGTGACCGTGCAGCTCACCACCCGCATTCGCCGCGAGAACCCGGTCGCCGATCTGGCGTAACGGCTCGTAGCGACACCCAACGGCAATCCACCGAAAAGCCCAGTCGGCGCACGCAAAGCAGCGCGTTCGCCGTGCGCTGCTGTGCGCCGGCTGGCACCTGTCAACGGCCAAGGAATTATGATGGACCTGATCGAAAAGCAATTCACCTACCGCGGCGAAACCAAGACGCTGCACTTCCGCGAACTCACCGCTGGAGAGCAAGTCAAGTTGAGCGCCGGCTACAAGAGCACGGTCCGCGAGGGCGTGTCCGAAATGACGCTCGATCTCGCGTTCGAGGGCGAGCGCGGCCAGCGCCTGCTGCAGATGACGCTGGTCACCGAAGACGGCAAGCCCATCTACAGCGGACTCGGCAAGCTCCAGGACGAACCCGCCAGCAAAGTGGCCGGCATGGTCTCCATTGCCCGCGAGGCGTCCGCAGAGTTCGGCAGGCGGGCGACCGAATCGGGAGAGCCTGTCGGCTAATCCGGCGCTGCGGCATGTCGTGCGGCTGTCCTTTTTGATGGGGCAGCCGCCGTCTGTCGTGCTGGGTTGGCCGGCATCCGATGTTCACCTGCTCGGCGCCTATCTCGCGCGCGAACCTGCGCCGACTGAGCGCCTGGAATACGGGCTCGCCTACTTGTCGTGCCAGTACCACAACGCTCACAGCGAGTCGCGCGCCGACCTTGAGCGCTTCATGTTGTTCCGCCGCGTCTGGCGCCGCACGGATGGGCGCTACTCAGAGAACGATCTCGAAATCCTCGACTCCATCGACCGGATAACCTGATGAAGATTTCCATTGTCCTTGAGGCGCTGACTGGCACTTTCGTCACCGATATGGATCGGGCGTCGAAGGAGGCAAAGAGGCGCGCCGAGGAAGTCAGGAAGGCATGGGCGGACAGCGCAAAGCAGCTCGGCGTCGCCATCGGCGCCGGTGCTGCTGCGGCCGCTACCGCGCTCGGGGTGCTGACGCAAAAGGCGATCAACACCGCCGATGCTGTCGGCAAGGCCGCAAAGAAGACGGGCGCGTCTGCAGAGGAAATCAGCAAGCTCAAGTTCGCTGCCGAGCAATCCGGCGCGTCGCTTGAGACCATTGAGAAAGCGCTCGCGCGTCTGGCCAAAGAGGCCGACATGGGCGGCGAAAGCCTGGCGCGACTCGGTATCAGCGCAACCGATTCCAACGGGCGCATGCGATCCGCTGCCGAGCTGTTTGCAGACTCCGCAGAGCAGATCAGCAAGCTCGGCAATGCGACCGAGCGGTCTGCGGCAGCGCAGGCACTGTTCGGAAAGAGTGGCGCCGAGCTGCTGCCGCTACTGATCTCCGGCCGCGATGGCCTGGCGGCGATGGGCAAGGAAGCCGAGGCGCTCGGAATCGTTTTCTCCGGCGCGACGACTGACGCTGCTGAGCAGTTCAACGACAACTTGTCGAAGTTGCAGGACGCAGCGATGGGCCTCGGCAACACGGTGGCGCAGGAACTACTGCCGACGCTGCTCGACTTATCGCAGGCGGCGATCGACTTCGCCAAGGGCATACGCGAAGACGGCACGCTGTCGGCGTGGATCGATGGCATCAAGGAGGCCGCGCAGTACGTCGACGAACTGGCTGTGTTCATTGCCACGCGACTGGTCGCCGGGGCGCTGATCTCGCTCGGAACGGCGCTGGTTTCGACGGCTGGCGGATTCACGGCTGCCGCTGCGGCGGCTGGCGTATTCAGAGGGGCGCTCGCGTTGGTCGGCGGGCCGCTCGGGCTAATCGTCACCGGCGCGGCTACACTCGCTGTCGCCGTCTACAACTACGAAAGCGACACGCAGAAAAGCAAGGAGGCTACTGATAACCTGAAGGAGTCGCTCGACAAGTTGAATGCCGCAACTGGCGCCGCGATAGCGCCGGCAATCCAGCTGGCAGCGCAAAGAAAGGCCGAAGCAATTGAGACGCTGAAGGCCGCCGGAGCAAACCTTCAGCTCGCGATCGCAAGAGAGAAAGTAAGGGCGTCCGACACAAGAAAGGCTGGCGGGCTTGATCCGGGCTTTGCGTCCGAGGCGAGGAGCGCAAGCGAGCGCGTCAGGGAGCTGCAGGCAGAAATTGCGCGCACGTCAGATCTTCTTGTCGAGTATGAAAACGACACGGCCAATGCAGCGGCGCGCATCGAGGAATTCAAGAAGCAGACTGCCGCAGCTATTGCTGAGTCCCTTCGCCTTGGCCCAACGCTGAAGGATCAGGCGAAGGCAACCAAAGAGGCGGCCGACGCATTCAAGGAAGCGGCCGAAGAGGCCGAGCGATTCGACGACTGGAATCGCCAAGTGGCCGACGGCGCCGCCGGTGCGCGCGACACTCTGCGCGAGATGGCGAATGCACTGAGCGCCGACCTTGGCGGCCCGGCCGAGCAGGCATGGCAGGATTACGAGCGCACGCTTGAAGACGTCAAGACTCAGCTTGCGCTGATCCGCATGGAAGGCCCAGCGACCGCCGACGAACTGGCGCTGGCTGCCAAGATCGGCGACGACGCGTGGCGCAAGCTCCAGTTGACGATTGAGGAAGTGAACTATCGGGCTGGCGAAGATGCCCGGCGCGCGGCTGAAGAGTCGGCGCGCGCGTGGGAGGATTTCTCCTACGGCCTGGCCGACGCCGTGCTCGACGGATCGAAGGGCGTCAAGAGCTACTTCAAGAAGTTGCTGGATGATCTCAAGCGCGAGCTGATCGCGTCCGGCTTGATGAACGTGTTCCGCAGCATCTTCAACGTCGGCGGGGCTGGCGTCACTGGCGCCGGGTCTCTGCTTGGGGCGCTTTCTGGAGGCGCCGGTTCGGGCGGCGCAGGCGCTGTCGGATCCGGCGGCATCCTCGGCTCCCTGCTTGGCGGTGCTGGCTCCCTGCTTGGCGGCGGCCTGGGCACCGGCATGCTGGCATCCGCGAGCATCTTCAGCGGCGCTGGCTTGATCGGCGGCATCACCGGCAGCATCGGCGCCGGCGTCGCCTCGATTGCGGGCGGTGCCTTCATGCAGGGCGTGGGCCTGCTGCTGGGCCCGGTCGGCTTGATCGTCGGCGCCGTTGCCGCGCTTACGCAGATCTTCGGCGAAGATCAGGAGACCATCCTCCGCGTCCGTTCGTCGCAGTTTAACGGCGACCGCCGTGCGAGGGGCGTCGAGCAGTCCGACCTCGGCTCCATCTTCGTGCGCGGCGAAAGCCTGGGCGACGGCGCGGCGGTCGAGATCGCCGGCCGAATCAAGGACTTCGACAACCTGATCGCCGGGTTGCTCAACGCCGACCAGCTGGCCGCCGTGCGCGATCGGCTCAGCGCGGTCAACGACACCTTCCGCGACGGCGCGGCCACGGTCGGCGAGGCCCTCGATGCCCGCTTCGGGGCGATCCTCGGCGAGTTCTCTGCCGACGTTGTCGCGTTCGTGGGCACGGCTGGCGAACTCGAAGAGCGCGTCGGCCGCCTGGCCGAAGCCCTGCAGATCGAGAAGATCGTCGACCTCGGAACGCTCGGCGACACCTTCGCTGAAGTTGCCGATCTGCTGACCGACTACCGCGTCGGCACCGAGGAAATCGGCGCCACCTACGCGCGCTTGCTCGGCTCGGTGAGCCTGCTTGACGAAGCCCTCGACCTCTCCGGCACATCGATCGACCTGACGCGCGAGGAGATGATCCGCTTCGCCGCCGACATCACCGCCGCAGCCGGCGGCCTCGAGCGCGCCACGTCGCTCTGGTCCGCCTACTTCGAAACCTTCTACACCGCCGACGAGCGCGCGGCCTATGCGCTGCAGCAGGCGCGCGCCAACGCAGCCACGCAGGCGGCGGATATCGGCCTGAACGCGACTGACTTCGAGGGCGCTGCGGGCGCGCAGGCGTTCCGTGCGCTGTTCGAGGCCGCGCTGCCGACGCTCACTGCGGAGGCCATCGTCGAGTGGCTGGAGTTCGCCCAGGCGCTCGGCGTCGTCATCGACATGACCGGCGAGGCTACCGATGCCATCGACCAGGTCAGCGGCTCGCTGTCCGATCTGATGACAAGCGTCACCGACCAGCTCGCCGAGTTCGCGCCGCCGGCCACGTTCGCGCAGCAGCTGGCCGCGATCAACACCGAGACCGAGGCGATGATTGCCCGGGCGACGGCGCTGGGTGCCACCGAGCAGCAGCTGGCGCAGATCCGCGAACTCGGCGCGGCGCGAGTCGGCGCGGTGCTGGCCGACCAGGCCGCAGCCTACGGGCAGTACGCGGACCTGGTGCGCGGCATCAACGACGAGTTGGCCGCAGCAAGCGGCATGTCCGAGTTCGCGCAGTCGATGCGCGACATCGACCGCGACCTCGCCAGCATGATCGCCAGCCTCAACGCCGCGGCCCGCGCTGCTGGCATGCAGGGCGCCGCCGAGGCTGATCTGGCCGCCGCGCACCAGCTGGCCGCCATCCGCGCCGCGGAGGCCATCGCCCGCCTGGAGCAGAGCGGCCGCGACATCGTGCAGCAGCTCTACGGCACGCAGCTGGAGCGCCTCGACCGCGAGATCGCCGAGATGCAGGCCAGCGCGGGCGCGGCCACGTCCAGCTGGGCGGGCGGCATGAATGAGGTGACGCAAGCGGTCGACAGCGCCGTGACCGCGCAGATCGGCGCGCAGCAGCGAATCCGCGATTGGCTCGACAACCTGATGATCGGCGACCTCGGCGGGCTGCGCCCGCGCGATGCCCTGGTCGAGGCGCAGGCGCTTTTTGATCGCACACTGGCGTCAGCCCTTGGTGGAGATGCTGAGGCAATGGCCGCGCTGCCGGGGCTGGCCGATCAGCTGCTGCGCCTCGGGCAGCGGGTCTACGCATCCGGCGATCCCTACTTCGATCTGCGCGACACCATCCGCGACGCACTGACGCAGGTTGCCGGGCTGGCGATTGCCGAGCCTGTAGGCGGCGGTGGCGGTCCCGGTGTCGGCGTCGATGGCGGCGGATTCGGCGGCGTCAATCCTGACCTTGCCGCACTGATCGCCGAGCGAGATGCCCTGGCCGCAGAGCAGGCCACCGCCGAGCGCCGGGCGCTGGCGACCGAACTGGCCGCCGTCATCCGCGACCTGGTCATCGCCACCGGCCGGCCGCTCGACGAGATCGCCGCAACGCTCGGCGTTGAAATGTCCGACCTGGTCACCGACCTCGGCGTCAATCTCGACGAACTTACCGTCGCCACCGCCTCGCAGCTCGCCGACATCGCCCAGGCGACCGGGACCGAACTGTCCGCGCTGGCCGCGTCGGTTGGCGTCGACCTCGGGTCGCTGGCCGATCGCCAGTCGCTGCTCAACGACGCACTGGAGGCGGAGATTGCCGCGCTTCCGCAGGGTCAGCGTGACCTTCTGGAACCGCTGCTGCGCGATGTCGAAGAGGCCGCGGCGCTGGGCGATACCGCGGGCGTTGAGGCTGGCATCGGCGCAATGGAAGATGCCATCGCGGACCTGTCGCCGGACCTGCGCGACATGCTGGCCCCGTACTTTCTGGCCATCACGCCAGCCGACCCGGCAACGCAACTGTCGGTGCTCACGTCCGTCGAGTCGACCCTCGGCACCAGCCTGACCGAGCTGCAGACACAGACCACGATCCTCGGCGACATCCTCGCCGGCATCGGTGCGCTGAGCGGCCTGCAGCCAGGCCCCGGACTGGGCGGCACCGGCGGGCCAGGCACCGGCCCGATCGGCATTCAGCCGCCTGGTTACGCCGTCGGCACTCCGTTCGTGCCCGCCGATGGCCTCGCGTACCTGCACCGCGGCGAGGCGGTCATTCCGGCGCGCGTCAATGCGGCGCTGCGGTCTGCCGGCGTGTCCGGTGGCACGTCCGACAACCTGCTCGTCGCCGAGCTGCGCGAACTGCGCCGCGAACGGCGAGAGGCCGACGAATACACGCGCCGACTTGAGAGTCGGCTTGAAAAACTGGAGTCGGCGACGCGTGAGGGCAATCGCATGCTCGCGTCAGCGACGGAACGACAAACTGACGCGATTAAATCGAGGCCACGCTAAATGACTACGGACCTTTGGTCAGACACTTCTACCCACACTGACAACGCGACATTCCGCGCGCTCGGGCTGAAGGTAAGCAATTCGTTTACCGCGATCGGGTTCCCGAAGTCTGCGGACACTGGGCAGATTGATTGGGCTACGGTCAGTCGCCCTGCCGAATACTCGCCGGCGGGCTATGAGGTTCGCTACCTAAACGACTCGCTGCACGCGACCAGCCCGATTTTCGTGAAGCTGGAATACGGGCGCAGCAACTACTCTGCCGCCAATACGCTGGTGTTGTGGATCACCATCGGCACTGGCACGAATGGGGCTGGAACAATCACCGGCATCAAGATCGCGCAAAAGTTAGTTATTCCGGCCAGCGCAGGCAGCTCTGGCGCGGTTCCTTGGTACTTTTGCTGCAAGGATGGATACGTCGCGGTATCTGCCGCGCACGGCGCGAGCAATGTGCATTGGTTTTTCGCGATCTGTAGGACGTGCGATGATGCCGGCGCGATAAACAGCGAAGGTGTCATGTTCTACTACAATGCAGGCGGCACGTCTTGCTACAGGGCGATTAACTGCGGCTCTGAAATAAATGACGGGTTGGCGTACTGCTTCATGCCGGGTGCAGCAACGGTGACTACGGTCGGGGCAGATAAGCAGGCTGTGCGCCACTACGCATTTCAACCCAAAATTCGCTGCGTTCCGTTTTTGCTGACGTATATCGACAGCGAAATCGGTAGCGAGTCAACATTTTCAGCGGTAACGTCAGGAGTGGCTTCGCGCACATTCCTGACGCTTGGCGGCCCTTCTGGTCCGACCAATGCGTCGATGAACAACACCAACTCGCACCGACTTGCCATGCAGTACGATTGATATGGCTATTCTTGTCCATGATCACGATTCGGTCGGCTCGATTGTTGAAATGCCGGTAGCGACAACGAAGCGAATCCTGCTTTCGTCATCGACTACGGTGCTCCCATCCGGCTCCCTGCGCATCGGCGGCGATGCTCCGTATGGTCTTGTTCTCGTCAGCGGCGTTCCAGCAGCGCGCAAGGTGCGAGTCTATGATCGTGAAACCGGAGTACTCGTTTTAGAGACAATGTCGGATATCGACGGGACTTACCCGGCTACCGGGTTACCAGCTCGAACCGAAGGTTACGACGTGCAGATCATGGGCAACACCGGAGAGCGCGACGTGATCGTGGCGCGAGTGCAGCCGGGATGAGTTACACGCCGCCTCCGTTCACCGATGCGGGCGGGACGCTGGCGTCCGGTTACATGCCGCCCGCGTTCACGGATGCTGGCGGCGACGTTGATCCACCACCTACGGTTCCGCCCGGCCCGCTGCCGCTCCCGCGGACCTCGCTCGCGCTGCCGGTCATCGTGGCACAGCTCACGATTGACGGAGCGACCGAGCACTACTCGGACATCGAATACGGCGACGCCTACACGCGCTGGCACGACGCGCGGATCGTGGGTGACGTTGCCTACAGCCGGTCGGTGTCGTGCGTGCTGTGGGGCGAAAGGCGCGGCGCGAACGGGCTCGGCAACGTCGAGCTGATCAACACCGACGGCGCGCTCGATTCGATGCTCGTCGACTCGCAGGCCGACGCGAGCATTGCGGTTTACGTGGTCGATCAGGATCAACCGATGTCGGCGGCGACGCAGATCGCTAGCGCGGTGGTGACCGGCATCGAGGCGCGAGGCGAGCAGACCGCGCGCGTGGTTGCCGGCGACATCATGGCGCGACTCGAAATCCCGTTGCAGTCTGACTTGTACGCGACCGGCGACGGCGCGGCGACCATCGTCGGCCGGCCGAAGCCTATCGCCATCGGTAACCCGCTGTCTTGCCCGGTCGTGCTGGTCAACGAGGTTGACTATGAGTACGACTGCCACGACTCGGACGCGTTCGACATCGTCACCGTGCGCGACATGGGGTTCCCGCTCGACCTCGGCACGCTACCCGGCGACGGGTACCGCATCGCCGACCCGCCGCGCACTGGGATCGAGCTACTGCAAACGCCGGTTGGGCGCGTCGTGGCTGACGTCAGCGCGACGACCTTTGCGAGCGAGTCGATCATCGGCGCAGCCGAGGGCGACTTTGCGACCGACATCCTCGACTGGACCGTCGCGACTGAGACGTCAGGCGGCGGCACCGCGTCGGCAACATGGGACGCCGGCACGGCGCTGCTGGAGGTCGACGGCACCGGTGCAACGACGCCCTATCCGTACTTGGATTTCTCATTTCCGACGACACTGGAGGCCGGGCAGTCCTACAGTTACGCGCTCGACGTCGACGTGACCATCAGCACCAGCCCGAACGCGCTGGTGCAGGTGCAGTTCCGGCCGGACTCGCTGACGCCGGCCGAATACGTGCAGTTGTTGGTTGCCTACGTGACCGGGACTCATGCGCTATCTGGCACGTTCGTTGCCCCGTCTGCCGGCAAACTGTTTATCCGCGTCGCGGCTATCGCTGACGAATCAGCGACGGCGGTCGTGGACAACGTCCGACTGGACCGCGTCGGGGCCGGCGGTGACGTCGCCGACGTCGTTGAACTGTTGCTGGCGCGCGCCGGCATTGGGTCCAGCCAGATCGACGCCGACTCAATCGCCGCCCTGCGCACCGCGCGGCCGTGGGCCGTGAGCTATTGGGCGGACAGCGCGGAACGCGTCGGCGACGTGCTCCAGCGCGTGCTGGACAGCGTGTACGGCTGGATGTTCGTCGACAGACTCGGGCGCATCTCCGTCGGCTACTTGCAGCCGCCGGAAACCGGGACGCCCGAGCTGGAAATCACGACGACCGAGCTGGCCGGCGAGATCGAGATCGAGCCGGACTTCGCGCCGGGACTGTCGACGACGGTCGCAGGTGCGCGAAACTGGTATCGGTACGGCGAGGGCGAGCTGGCCGACGCGATCAGCGACGCCGACCGCGCCCTGCTGACCGCCGACTATCGCATCCGCCGCACGGCAACCGACCCGGTTGGGATCGAGCTGCGCGACCGGGCCGGAGCGGCAGTGTCGAGCGAGTCCGACACCGGCATTGCGACGCTTCTCGACGACGCAACCGACATTCAAGCCGCGGCCGACTACCTGGCGGATCTGTATCCGGCGGGGTTGCCGCGCAGGTTTTACAAGATCCCGGTTTTTTTATCACGGACTGATTCCGCGACGCTCAACCCCGGAGACCTGATCACGCTGACGTATGACCGATTCGGCTGCGACGCCGGCCGGCCGTTGCGCGTCGTCGCGGTCGAGGGTATCGCAGGCGATGACCTGGTGAACCTGCGCTGCTGGGGCAGCGCGGTGGACGAGTGAGGATGACATGAGCAATTTTGCGATGGGCTGGCGGAATCATGTGTTCGTGGAAGGCGACATCACGATCCACGAAGGCACTCTAAGCGCGGGCGCACTGTCTGCGCTGCAGGATATGCGCTTGTCGAAGCGGGCGACCCTGACTGCGACACGCGTCGATGCCGGAACCGTGACCTGCTCGCTCGACTACGACACAGCAGACCCAGTCTCCGTGCGCCTGATGGGGCTGCTGAACGCCACGCTGTCGGCGCCAAACGCTACGCTGATCGAAATCGTGATGACCCACGACGGCGGCGGTCCGGTCGCAACCACTCCGATCTGGACGGCGCCGAGCGCGAACTTCATCACGCATCTATGGGGGCTGCTCGACGAGGAAGTGCAGGCGACCCATGTGCGGATATCTGTGACAGCCACGTTCGGGTCCGGCGGCGGTACGCTGACGGTAACGGCTGGGGCGCTGTGGGCGGGGCCAGTTTGGGCGCCGCCAGATGGCATCGAGGCCACCTGGTCGATGGCCATCGTCGACCCCGGCACACTCGGTCGCAGCGTCGGCGGGCAAGGTTACCCGCGGCGTCGCCAGCGCTACCGGTCATTCGAGGGCCGCGCGATCCACGTCCCGTTCGTCTGGGCGTTCGGCGATGAAGACGACGCGACCGTCCTCGACATCCAGCAGCTGCTGTACCGCATCGGCACGACCGAGCCCATCGCCCTGTTCCCGCGCACGCTCGATGCTGCCGGCGTGCAGTCGACCCACGTCATCCACCGCCTGGGCATCTACGGCCACATGGTCGACCCGGGGCGGATCGAGCACCTGGGCGGCGACTTGTACCAGTGGGCTGGGGTGCGGGTGGACGAGTTGATGTAGCTGTCCACTACGGTTTTTCGCACATAGCAAAATCAACGGCTTGCGCGCGGTGGTTTTGCCGAGTAGTGGACAGTTGGGGTGCCCGGAAACGCCATGGTAATCAGCAGCATGCGCCGTATCTCGGAACTCGATTTGTAATCAGTAGGTTGTAGGTTCAAGTCCTATCGCCGGCACCAGTGAAATCAATGGCTTTGCGCGTTTTTCGGAAGTCTGGACGTCCGCGCCTTGTCCACTATTCGTGGTGCTGTCCACTATCGCACCGGTTTGACTCGGTTAATTCCCGCCCGATAGTGCCGCTTCGTGGTGCGCCCATCGCTGTGATCGAGCAGCTCGACGGCATGCGCCAGCGTTGTATCGCTGCCAGCCTTTCGCCTCCAATCTCGCCACTGCAGGTCGGGCACTCCGGCCTTCTCCCGCAGCCGCGCCCAGTTCGACTCCCAGCCGTCCATCGTCATGTGCCTGCCGGGCTCGCGGCCAGGGAACAGGTACAGACTGCGCACGGCATGACCATGCTTCGCCGCCTTCGCAATTTCGACGGCCGCGCGCAGTACATCGGTCCACTCGTAGACCATCCCCTTGCCCGTCTTGCTCGCCTTGATCGCGATGCCGTCGTCGGTCAGATCCGACAGCCGTAACTTGAGCAGGTCGGTCATCCGCATGCCAGTGCTCGCGCTGATCGTGATCGCCGCGCGCATCGTAGGCGACGCTGACGCCAGCACGCGAGTCATCTCTGCGTCGGTCACGTAGCGCGTTCGCGCGCGCTCCTGGTTGCGCTTCACATGCCTGCACGGGTTCACGGCGGCGGCGATCCAGCCAAGCTCGGCGGCGTGCCCGTAGGACGCGCTGAGCAGAGCCAGCTCGCGGTTTGCTGCAATCGGCGCAGGCTTGCCGTCAGCATTGGCGCGGCCACTCCGGTACCGGCGCACATCTTGATCGGTGACGCGGATCAGCGGCATATCGCCGAGTACGCCCAGCAGCATGACGGATGACGCCTGGTAGCCGGTCAGGGTCTTCGCTGACCGCTCGCCGGCCTTGACCTGCTCGGCAAACGCGCCGAGGTAGCTGTGCACCGCCTCGGCAACAGTATCGCCCTGCCGCTTGTCCGTCCCCTCGATCTCTGCCCAGCGCCGCAAGGCCTCGCCGTAGTCGCTGATCGGCGCCAGGCGCGTCCACTTCTGCCGGCCTTCGAGCGTCGCCACATGGTAGTACGCGCCGTGGCGAGGCTGCATGCGCGGCGGCAAGTGGCAAAGCTTGGAGCGGCGGCGTCCCATGTCATGCTGCGCGGCGCAGGCGATCCCATCGGGGCGCGACAGTTTGCGCCGGACGCGGCTCGGCTGTCAGCACCGTAGCGCGCTCGACCAGTGGGCGCCCCTGAGCGTTTAGGCGGAACGGCACGCCGAGTTCCGCCAGCTTGCGCGCCTGCACCTTGTGGCGCACGCGGCCGGTCAGCTCGGCGACCTCGTCGGCGGTAAGCCAGATGCTCACGGCACCTCACCCATTGCCGCCACCCTCCCCGATTACGCCGGTCAGCAGCGGCGTCTGCACATAGCAGTCAATCCCCTCCGTCCATTCTTCCTGCCACGGATAGCCAGAGCACTCGCAAAAATCGCCGCACGGCTCTGTCGGCCTTGGGTCTTTCAGCGCGAGCAACCCGCACCTGACTGCCGCGTCTTGCAGCTCGAATCCATCGACGTCGCCATACGGCCATGACTCCATGACGCACTGTGCAAACAAGCGCAGTGCGTTGCGCTCAACTTGCAGCTTCTGCGCGAGTTCAGCGCCGTCGCAATTGGCTGCGCGAAGGTAAGCATTCTCTGCCTCCAGTTCCGCAACCCGCTTGCCCAGCCGAATCACTTCGTCCACGCCATTGCGCGCGATGTCGATGACGCCTGAGTGGTCAGTCATGGCGCCTCCAGCCGCTTGCGCGCTTCGCTATCCCGCCAATCCGTGCTTACGTGCCAGACAGATCGTTCGTGGTCGCAATCACTGTGTCCATCCATGTACGCCAACTCCACCGCTGCCGCATGCTCCTCGCGCGAGATCATGCCGAGCGTTGGGCCGAGGATGGACTGGACTGCGGTGATAATTTGACGGCCAAGTTGCGCTTTGCTGGGTGCAAAGGGCGACAGGTAGTAGTGACGGTGTATTCGTTCGGCAACCTTATCCGTCACACTCACAACCGGCGGCGCGGGGGTGGCTGTGAGCGCCTTTCGCACTATGATCGCTATGCGTTCCCGCAATTGCTGCGCGCTGTGAAACTCTTTCGCAATGTCGCGCAGGTCGTTGACTAGTTGCGCGATTTCATGGTCTTTCACTTCGCCTCCTTCGCCGGCATTGGCTCGGCGCGCATCGTTGAGCCAGCAAGACCAGCGATGCTTAAGTAGTCCATCGCCGTTTTCGGCAAGCCACTGTCCGGCGCTGACTTTTGCAGCGCATGGGCTAACCTGCGGACAAGCATCGCCAATTCGTCAGCTGCGCCAATGGCTACGCGCGTGTCGCAGATGCGCTGATGTGCATCAGCGATAGCCTTGTCGAGCCCATGCTCCGACTGGTAGTGCCCGCCGTCGCGATGGATGACTGCCAGCAGATTGCCGATCTTGCGGAACAGTTGCGCGTGACTGACTATCCAGCCGTCTCGTTCCTCCATCGCAAAATTGCGGCTTGCCGTCAATTCAGCTATCCGCGCATCGCGCTCGGCGAGGTCGGAGAGGAGTTGGCGGATGGCGAAGTAAGCGAATCGCTCGCGCGGATCGGTCGAGTTTGCGTCTAGCTCGACAGCAAAACCGTTTGGCGCACGCACGGTCAATTCTGCGCCGGTGTCGCCTTCAACTGCCCATCGCTCGTTCATTTCGCCTCCGGTCTGGCGATGAGTTCAGTAACTGGGCTGTTATCGACAGGTAGCGAAAAGCACAGATACCGCTCTCCGATGCAATCAACGCTGAGCCAAGCCACCGTCGGCGCCGCATCAATCGCAG